CCCGGGCGCGCTGCCGGAACATGTCGCCCGCCTCGTTGCTGAAGCTCGGGCCCTGCTCGCGCAGGCGCTTGGCAGCCTCATCCTGCTGGCGCTTTTCCTCCGCCGTGGGCGTGCTGAACATGCCGCCCTGGTTGAAACCGCCCGCGCCTGCGACATCGCCGAATGCGCCCACCAATTCCGACCCGAAGGCCAGCGTGTTCGCCGCGCCGCCGCCGACGCCCAGCACCGCGCCGCGGCCGAGCCCGAAAGTGCTGAAGCCCGGGCCCTCTTTCTTGAAGGGCGCGGGCCGTTGAATCTGGTCGTCGAGGGCCTGGTCGGTCCCCCGCTGGAACATCGCATCGATCATGGGCTGACCTTCAGGGTGATGCGCTGGCCGCGCTCGTTCGTGACCAGGGTGTTACCCGCGCGCACGTTGTAGAGGCCCTGCCCAGCATGCACCAGGCGCGCATCGGGCAGCGTCTTCACGAAGTCGGCGAGTGGCACGGTGGCCGGCCCAGCCTGTACGGTCCCATTCGGCGCCTGAGCGGCGAGGTCCGCCACGGAGAAGGCCTTGATGCGCTTGTCGAACTCGGCTTCCTTCATGCCGTACGGCAGCGGGATCTTTCCGCCATTGCGCTCGATGATCCCGCCGGCGGCCAGGTTGATGGCGTTGTCGATGTCGCCGCTCTTGGCCGCCGCGATCTTGAATGCGGCCTCGACGATGTTGTTCTCGACCTCCTGGTTGGAATACGCGCCGCGCACCTTCTTGGCGATGTCAGCCCGCCAGCCGGATTCCACCGCGCCGTCGACCCGTACCGTCTTGTCCCGGATGGCCTGCTCGCCTTGCAGGACCAGCTCGGCGGTGTAGCGACCTTGCGTCGTCTTTGCGTTGGCGTAGAGCATCGCCATGCCCATCGTGTTGTCCTTGTCGCCGATCTGCTTGGCGATGGCGGCGATGCGGTCGGCGTCGCCCACCACGCCGCCGATCTGGCCCAGCAGCGAAGCCGCCTGGTCGGGCTTCAGCGCGCGCACGATCTTCTGGAACTGCTCGGCCTCCTGGGGCTGCAGCGGCGACACCTTGCGGCCCGCCCAGGCCTCCACAGCGGTGATGTCCTGGGTGCGTTGCTGGAAGACCTGCAGGGCCTGCTGGGGGTTCGTGATCTGCATGAGCGGCGCGGCGCCGATGACGCCCACGCTCTGTGCTGCTGCCCACGCCTCGCCGTTGTCGACCTTCTGGCGCAGGCGGTCGTCGATCTGCTCGGCGGCCTTCAGCCGGCGCTCGCCGGCGGGGTCCGTGCCGCGCGCGGGGTTGGAGCGCTCGGCGCGCGCGTCTTCCAGGATCGCGGCGCGCTGGGCGGCGGACTGGTTCGCGAAGCCGGACACCGCCTTCTGGGTTTCCAGCAGGTCACGCAGGCGCGGCTGCAGCTCGGGGATGCCCTCCACCTGCTGCACAGCGGTGGCGATGAACTCGGGGGATGCGGTGGCGCCGTTGAGCGCCATGTCGCCCCACTGGTTCAGCGTATCGGTCGCCGTGTTGAAACGCTTCGTCGCGTCGCGCTCGGCCCTGTCCGCCGCGCGGGCCTGCTTCGCCTCGATGCTCGTGCGCCAGCCGAAAAGGGTCTGGTCCAGCGTGTTGCGCTTGGCTGGGTCGAGCGGATCTCCCTCGGGCCCGGCAAGCCGCTTCTGCACCTCTTCGATGGCCGCTACGCTGCCCGACTGCATCGCCTGCTGGCCAGCGCGCCGAAACTGGTTGAAGGTCACACCCTCGACGAAGGTCTGCTTCTCCTTCGCGATGCGCTCGGCGGGCCAGCCGGCGCCCGGGCCCATCTGGTCCACGAACGTGCCCCACTGCTGGATGGCGGCCTTCGGGTCGGTCGCGGCGAACCGCTGCATCTGCTCGTTGTAGGTGAGCAGGCCGGCGGCCACATCCTGCTGATCGCGCTTGCGGAAAGTGTCGAACAGACGATTCTGGAGTTGGCCTTCCAGCCCCTTGACCTGGGCGGCCACCAGCGGTGCACGGTCGGCTGGCACGCCCTTCAGGTTGTCCGCGATGATCTTCTGCGACGTGTCACGCCACGCGGCGGTGGCTGCGATCTTGTCCGTCTTGCCGTCCAGCACGTCGGCGTTCACCGCGTCGAAAGCGTCGGCCAGCCCGTTCTGGATGTTCGCGTGCGCGGTCAGCACCTGCACCTGCGTGGCGCGGTCTGCCGCGAGCTTCGCCTCGTGCTTCTGCTGCTCGAGCAACGAGCCGGCCGCGCTCACGGCGGTGGCACCGAGGCGCTGTGTAGCGTCGCCCACCTGCGTGTCGACCTGGGGCATCGGCGTGGTGTCGCCCCCTTGAGGAACGCGGTAGCCGAAATTGCCGGTAGGGATCTTCGCCATGCTCAGGCCCTCTTCGAGTTGTTGCCGCTGGTGTTCCAGCCGCGCGCGATGGTGGCGCCACCTTGAAGCGCCGAGGTCCAGGAGCCGATGCGCGCGGCATCCGCGGCATTGCGGCTGCGCTGCGCTGCGAGATTGCCGCTCTGGGTGATACTGCGCGCCCGGTTCTTGCCGTCGTAGATCGCCATCAGCGCGTCCTCTTCGCTCTGCTGCTGGATCTCGGTGTCGATTTGCTCGGCCGTGCCGGCGCCGACCACCACGCCAGAACCGGCCAGCGCCGCGCGCGCCTCGGCCCGCTGTTTGTCAGCCGCCTTGCGAATGGCCCTGGCCTGCAGTTGCGCCTCGCTGGCAGCGTAGGCCGCATCGTCGCGTGCGATCTGCTCCTGCTGGCTGGCGATGGCGTCGGCTTGCTTGGCCTGCTGCTGCTGACCGTAGACGCTGACCGCAGTGCCCGCTGCGGCCAGGCCGACCAAGAGTGCTGTTTCGATGCCCATCTCAGACCTCCAGGGAAAAAAGGGTGCCAGCGGGCTCGAAGCCCAGCATGCGGTAGAACTTGCCGGTGCTCTCTTCGTGGATTCCGGTCGTGATGCCGAGCCGGACCTTCTTCGCGCCCTGCCGCGCGCACCAGATGCGGAAGCTGTTCACCAGCTTCACCGAGGTGTATGCGTTGCGCGCGTCCTCTCGCACGAAGAACGAGAACTCGTATCCGTGGCGCTCGTCGCTGAACCACCACTCGGTCACGCCGCCGGCAATGCCGCCGACGATGGCCCCGTCCTTGCGCACGACGAAAACCACGCCGGCACCGGCAGCGAGGCTGCGCATCAGGCCTTCGACCTTCGCGACGTTGTACGGGATGCCTGCATAGCTCGATGTGTCGTGCAGGATCTGGCCCAGCGCAGCAATCTCGGCCGCGTCGTCAGGGGTGGCTACTTCGACCTTCATGGGCGCCTCAGTTGTTGATGGTGACGCGCCGGATCACATCCAGCAGGTGGAACGGCAGCGGATAGGGCTGCGTGATGATCTGGCTTGTCTTGAAGATCTCATCCGAGAGCGTGGTCGCACGCACGTCTCCAGAAAACGAGGGCGGTGGCAAATCGAGCAGGTCAGGGCCGAAGCGACGGAACTCGATCGGCTGCCCGTTGATGACCGCAGCGCTTGTGTTCAGCACCCGCAGGATCACCTCGTTGACGTGGACCTGCGAACCCTGCGCAGTCGTCCCATTGCCGCCTGATTCAGGCTGCAGCATCTCGATCAGCGGCGTGAAGCCCAGGCCGATCTGCACGGACTTGGCCGGTCGCGTCAGCGTGACAGAACCGCCGACCACCACGTATTCCCCCAGATAGGCGCCATCGGCCCATGCCTGCACCGTCTCGCCTTCCAGATGGTCGAGCCCGGTCCAGGTAGCTTGTCCGGTCGGATGCGTGCCGCTGATGCCGCAGTCCACGAGCATGTCCTCGTCGAACACCTCGACGTAGCGCTTCGTGACACCACCGACCGTGCGGCGCACGATGGCATAGGCGTCCTCGCTGGTGGCAGTCGGCACGGTCGCGATGGATTCATAGGCGCCGTTCGTGATCCAGCGGGACCAGCCGGTCACTTCCTGGTCGATGTCGTAGGCGCACACGGCGATCTGCCCATCGGAGCGAACCGCGTAGAGCTGGGAGTCGGGCTCTTTCTGGTGCGCGGTCTGGATCACGCCGTCGCCGGTGATGTGCGCTGCGAACACCGTGCGATCAGGCGACGAGAAGCCGTCGATCTCGTAGCGATAGCCGATGGCGGACACCTTCTTGCCGGCCGCCTGCACGAACACCATCTCGTTGCCGATCTTGACCGGGCGCACCGAACTGGCGCCCACAGTGGACTCGTCGGTCTTCTGGATGTTCGTCGCGGTGATGGGCTTTTCCTGACCGCCCTTGAGGCTCATCTCGTCGGCCTCGGTCAGGACAAGCATCTGGCGCGCCGGAACCAGGTGGCGGATCGGGCTGTTGCGCGGGCCGTCGAGTTCGAAGCGGAAGGCATCGTCGTCGTTGGTGCCGAATTGAAAGTTCAAGTACTCCTGAATCCGGCTGGCCCAGATGTTCTGCGGGTAGCCCGGCGAACCGCCATAGATCAGCCGCTGCTTGTTGATGGTCACGGCGCGCGGGTAGCCCTTGCGCTCGTTCCAGGCAGGGCTCTCGATGGACCATGCGTTTGCGCCCACCGGGACGATGGAGGTCAGCGGGCGCAGCACCTTGGCGTTCACGATGGAATTGCTGGCCACATCGGTGATTTCGACCATGCCACCATTGAGGATCACCACGCTGCCGTGGTCCTGCGCGTGGAAGACGAGTCCGTCCGGCGACTGGATGAGCCGGCGCGCTGTGCCTCCGAATGCGCCACCGGTGCCAACCGTCTGGTAGGTGTACGTGTTGGCATCGACGACGGTGATGACGTGCGTTCCGTTCAGCGCTTCGCCGCCGGTCGTGAAATGGGAGATGGTGTCGCCGGTCGCGTAGCCGTGCCCGGTGACGGTCGCGATCACGCCGTTGATGCCGTTGGCGAGAATGGCATCGATGGTCTTGGGTGCCTCGTAGAACGCGAAGATCGACGAGAGGGAGATCGTCTGGCCGACGGCACCCAGGGCGGACGGCGCGATGGAAGCCTGTGGGCTGCCGTCTAGGTTCCACTGGCCGGAGGCCAGCACCGTCGACGGGAACGGGGTGCGGATCGTAATGGCCACGTGGGTCGGGTCCGTGTAGCCCGTGATCACCGCATCGCCACCGCCGAAGATGATGTGACGGCCGACGTCGGAGTTCAGGAAGGTGTTGGCGCTGGCCACCACCGTTGCTGCGCCCGGCGTGGCCTGGCTGAGCGTCAGGTTCGTTTCCAGGTAGAGGCCCTGTTCCTCCGTCGGCGCGGTGATGAACGGGACATTCGCCATGCCCCACTGGGCATCCGCGTAGCGCTGCAGACGCTGCGGGTACACGGCCTCGTGCACGAGAAATGCCGTGTCGGCCTTCTGCACGTAGTTGACGCTGGGGAGTTGGGCTTCCGTGTAGGGCGAAACGACCTCGTATGGCGAGCCAGAGGACAGGATGTAGGCACGCTCCTTGATGAAACGCACGTAGCCCTCACCCATCTCGAGCACGTAGGCCTGCCCGCGGTTGTAGACGAACTCGATGAGACGCGCGACCTTCGTCTGATTTTTCGTGGGACGGATGAAGCGCGAACCGGGACGACGCTTGGCGCCACCTTGCACCGTCAGCACGCAGTTCTCGATGCGCTTCGCTCCGTTGTTGTACTTGGCGATGTCGACACGGCCGAGGGCGATGGACGGCGACAGCTCGCCGCCGGTGAAGTTCGTCTGGATGAGATCTGCGCGGGCCATTACATGCGCCCCGTGATCAGCGTGAAGTCATCGCTCAGCGGCTCGCTCGGATTCTCCTGCGAGTCGATGGCGCGCGCGGCCTTGGCCATCGCCATGTACTCGTCTTTGAGCTCGTCGCGCAGCGTGGTGGATTGCGTGACCGGATAGGCCAGCTTCCACAGCATGCGAGCCGTCATGAGTTCCACGAGCTTTGAGTCCCACGTCGACTCCTGATCGTTTCGGAACACATATACGATCGGAAGGGCTGTGCCGCTGGCCAGGATGCGCCGCCCTTCGACCTTGAAGCGGTTGCATGTCGGCATGCCCACCTTCCAGTCGCCGATGCTGATCATGCGCAGGTAGTCGCTCGGCAGCGCGAACTGAGCCGAGAAGCCGAATGCCGGAGTCGTCGACATGGGCGCCAGGACTTCCCGCTTGATGGCGCAGTTCCAGTCGTTCTCGCGCAGGATCGAGTCGCGCTCGGGGCCGTAGAGGTTGGAGCAGAGGCGCGCCAAGTCGCCGGGCTCGTTGAAGGAAGCGATGGGGGCCTTGCCAAGCTGCAGCAGCGCGTTGGAACAGATCGAGATCGAGGTGGACATCGGCTTCTCCAGAAACGAAAAAAGGGGAAGGCATGGCCTCCCCCTCGGTTGCAGGGGCGGACCCCTTGGTTACGGCGCGACGAACGGGACTTCGACGCGGATCGCCTGATTGGCAGCACCAGCGGCGCCACCGAACGTCAGGTACAGCTCGCAGTCCTGCGGGAGCAGGTAGGTCTGACCGTTGATCGTCTTGGTGCCGGTGTTGACCTGCGAGGTAGATGCGGCGTTGATCGCTGCAGCGTTGACCACGGCCGTGGCATCGATCGCCACCTTCGTCTTCGGATCGCGCAGGCCCACCGACAGCGTGCTCGCTGCAGTGCCGGCGGCGCACGAAACCGTGACGGGCAGCAGCAGGCGCGAACCCTGCGGCAGCACGATGGACGTGCCGGCGGTGTCGTTCTGCGCGGGCGCCGCGTAAGCCGCAGGCGTCTCGATGACGGCCACACGCATGCGGTTGAAGGAAGCCGCGGGCGCCTTGGTGCCAGCGGTCTGGGACACCTGCGTGCGGGTGACAGTGAGAAGTTCAGCCATTTCGTTTTCTCCTGGGAGTTGGTCCGGGGTTCGTGCCAGCGATTACTGGAACGAGACTTGGACGACCTTCTTCTCGTCCTGGCGGCCTGCGCCGTAGCTGCCGGCCATGGAGACCTGCAGCGAGTTCTTCTTGTCGGGACGCTTCGCGACGTCGCCCTCTTCGAAGCCCATGCCGAAGTGGATGGCGCTCTTGGCATAGGCGGCCGTGGTGTGCACGCCGCCCACCACCGTGGTGCGCTCGTAGGGAATCCAGGTGAAGCCGAGCCACTTGTTGGCGATGTTCCCTTCCTGGATCATCTTGCCGGCCATGAAGTCCGCGCTCGTGAGCGTGGTGTCGCTCAGGATCTGGGTCATGGCGAGCGAGTCCCACAGGAAGTAGAGCTCTTCGTCGTCGGTCTCGTTGGCGCGGAAGATCGCGCGGGCCTGGATGATCTTGGCCTTCGTCAGGCCAGTGCCACCAGCGGCGATGATCTGGCCGGCGGGCAGCGTGTACGGACCGGTCGTCCCGTCGACGCTGTTGATCGTGCCCAGAGCAGCCGCGAAGATGATGTCGTCGATCTTGCGGTTGCGCGCGGCGACGAGCTGCTGCATGTACTGGCCGCCCGTCACCGGGTTGACCTTCATCTTCGGGATGTCCGCCTTGTCCAGCGGCAAAGCCTTGAAGAAGTCGCGCATCGGCACCGTGCGCGCGGTGTGGTCGATGTCGGACCAGATGGTGTCACCGTGGCGGG